ACATAGAGGATTTGGATCTTCAGATAAAGGAGTACATAGTAACTGTCCCGGCTTCATCTTTGGAAAATACCATTTGACATCTTGATATACATCAATGATATCTACGTCATAAAATTCTGGTCGGAATCCGCTTAAAGGATTGAACAAAAATGTTTTAAATCCACGATCATTAAGACTGGTTAACGGCATAATTTCCATATCAGGTCCTTCTGGATCGCCAACAATGGTACACCAATCTAAGGGCATGTTAACAGTATAAGGACCAACTTTTAACACTGCGGCAGGCGCTGTAAAACTTTCTAAAAAGATCAGCGGAATATAAAAATAATCTGGATTTGAAGGATCGCTGTTGTCAAGAACCGCAAATCTCAAGTCGTCATCGATCTCATCAGGGAGATCATTTAGGTGATAGATTTTATCATCCAGCGTTAGAATTTGCATTAATATTTTACCTTTTCAATTGTGAACGGATACTTGGCTTCCTTGTAGAAGCGTTTACGTTCTGTTAAGTGTTTTTTAGCATATTTTGTAGATGCTGTCAAGTCCCAGATTTGGACGAAGTCTTTGTCGTCGGCTTTTCGAATACCTCGGCCAATGCTTTGTATAACGCGAGTAAAGCTCTTTCCGGACTCAAGAAGAACCAGATTAAAAATCCTAGGGATATTAATACCCACAGCGGCCACACCGTAAGTCGCCACAATAATCTTTTTATCAGCAGTTTTAACTTCATCGTATTCTTCTTTTCTATCTTTGGTTTTTACCTCTCCAGAAATAAAAACGCTGTCCGGTATCTCATTTACTATAAATTTTCCTGATTCAATTCTATCAACTAGTACCAGTGTATTTCCGCTTTCTGCTATGCCCTGTACCAGCTTGCTAACCCATGTCATTCTATCTGTGTCAGTTACTAAAAATTTTAACTCTTCTGGATAACTTCCAAATTCTTTCCACTCGGCAGTTTGAATAACATTGACATGACAATTACTTAATACACCCTTTTCCTGTAGTTCATGTGCCGATACACGATGTACTACATCACCTAACGCAGCTCGAATATTTTGAAATTCTATATCCTCTTTAGGCACTGTACCAGTCAATCCCCAACGAATAGGTGCATTACTCATATTCTGAGTCAACAGTCGCTTCAATACATCAGCTTTGGCCATGTGTACCTCATCAACCATCACTGTTTGAACTCCGTCAAGAAATTCAGCTAGTGTTAACAATTCGTCATTGTCCTGTGATTTCTTGTCTAAAATATTCAAGCTCTGCCAGGTACAAATTGTGTGAGTTTTACCTAGCTCTTTTCTATCACCATAGTACACCCCTACATCTAATCTACAGTTAATGAAGTCTTCTTCAGTTTGTTCGACTAGACTTTTGTTTGGTACAATGATTATGCTTCGACCATATTTTTCGACAATTTTTGCCAGTGTAGCCGTAGTTATTGTTTTTCCGAAACCAGTGGCAATTTCTTGAATACATTGAGGATTTTCAAGAAACTTATTGACTACTTCTACTTGGTCATCACGAAGTCTAATCTTATCACCGGCAAATCTATGACCTTCTGGCCAAGTTTGATCACCCCAAAAATCTTCAGAAATTTCGGCAAAATTCAGTGGGGTAGAGTTACGTAGATCTTCAAGTTCTGGATCATACCCCTGTCTGATCAATTCTTCGATGACCTCTGGAAGTATGCTCATATACGTGCCTCCGCCTAGGCCGAAGAAGCTGGTACAGCCGTCCCACCGACCTAACTTGTAAGCTGGTAGGTATCTGGCTTTTTGGTCAAAATATTTGAATTTTTTCACCAAAGATTTACGTGTGTCAAGATCTAAATTTTCAATCTTAACATTAACCTCATCCTTGATGATAATTTTACAGTACGTCACTTCGATAGCCTAGTTGTTTGGTGTCAGTGTATTTGATCATACAAGGTTCATTTTGTAGGTAGCTAGTGATACTATAGTGAACCCCTGTAATATTGCCTAAGTTTAACACAAATTTAAAATCAATGCCTGACTTAATTATAGGCTTAGGTAACTTTTGGCTGATAAACACAATTTTTGTATTTTCGTGGAGAGGAGTGTTTAGCTCAAAGGTTCTCACGTAATCATTAAAATCGCGTCCTACTGTGTTCTCTAACCTAAACATCACAGAAATGTCTTTTTCTTGGAAATTTTGTGATTTTAACCAAAAGTACCAATTTTTTAGGTACTTGAGTTCATGGCCGGCCGGAATGACAATCAATGCAGGCACATTAAACTTGAACAGGTCTTTAAACTGATCAATGGTTGTTGTACTCGAGTCAAAATTTAAATTTTCTGAACCAGTTTCATTAATAAACTTAGCTAAAACAGGCGAAATTTCTTTATTTTTTAACAAATTTGACACTTTTTCGTCCCATACTGAAATGCCATAGTGCTTGGCCAGTAAAACTGCCTCAATCACATTATTAGCTTCAATATCTGGTAGAGTCTTGTGTCCGTTGGCGAACTTAAAACCGGCCTCAGTATTAACCAGTATAGGTACATGGTCCTCGATATTTTCAAGGACCTGGGTAATTTCTTCAAAAATTTCAAGAAAATTGTGATCCACTGTAAATTCTGGAGTCATCAGGTTATTGGCGACCCATAGTACGTTTGATTCTTCAAGATCGAATGCCCATAACTTTTTATCTGCATCCCATTCGACTAATTTGACCTTGGTAGAGGCTTTGAACTTTTTGATATTTTCCACTAATTTTTCACTGTAGGGGAAAGATACCAATATTTTCTTGTTTTCTATTTTAATATACTTTGTTGAAGATTTAGCTTCAGCTACGGGAAATCTAAAATTTGTCAAATCGATGGCATCATTGGCAAAATTTCCTAGTTCTGCCACTAGTGCGTTTTGATACTTTTTAACTAGCCGTATGACAAGGTCTCTTTGCTTTTGAGTATAGGCGCGGCCTTGGGTATGTGCTGCTGCCAGGCTTTGTATCACAGCTCGATCTCCCGACCATACTGGTATCTCCTGAGAAAAGAGATACACGCCGTCTGAGGCCAATCGACAAATTAGATCTTCAACGTAGAGTGTCATATTAAATTGAAATATCTTCCATTCCAGCAGTTCGTAGTTTAATGATATTACTCATCTGCCATTGTTTTATGTCAAGTCCTTTGATAATACCTAACCATTGATTGCGTAGCAGAGCAAATTCGTTGATAATTTTTTCCATATCAACAACGTCTGCTTCACCGTCTACATATTTTTCAACATCTCTACTGCTTAGGGCACGTTGATAGTTTTCTAAATATTTTTTAAAGGTTTTCGAACGAAGCCTACGTAGTTCAATGTTTAGATATTCAAGGACGCCTTCAATTTCTTGAAGCTGATTGAATCGATGAGCTACAATACCAGGCAAAGCCGCAGAGGCCTTTTCCATGTTCCCATAGACTTTAACCTCTTTCTTGGCTTCGTCTAGCTCTGCGTAGTAATAATCGATGCATCCTGGCAAATGGGCAATGTCTTTGCTGACTTTGCTATACCAGTTCATCAATAGTCCTCATCTTCCTCGTAATAACCGTCCTCATCTTCGCTTTCTTCCCATTCCTTAGTTTCATCTATCACTGCTTTGATAGCATCATCAAGATGGGGATCATAGCCCATGAGGCCTTCTAGCACAGATGTATCGACATCTTTACCGAGCAAGAAATCGACATATTGATTTGCAGCCATTTCTTTGTTTTTGTCAGGGATATATTCACGGAAGGTATCCCAAACTTCCATAATTAAACTTTCTTCCATTATGCTTCCTCAGTTTCTTCCACTAAAACAGCGGTAACAGCTGACTCATCCCATTCTGTCATAATCACTGAAAGTTTTTCTTCTGTCCAGTTTTTACGAAACTCTGAAAAGACTTCACCTGTCGCTTTACTTATATATTGTAACTTATTTCCGCTCTTTGTCAATATACCTTTTTTCTCAAAAAGGTCAACTAAACCACTAGTTGGACTCATACCTGTTGAATATGGAATTTCAACCTGCACACCTTCAAAAGGTTTAGCATACCGAGTCTTCATAATTTTACAAGCGGAACGAATTCCGTGTACTTCAGAAGTTTTATTACCGTCCGAGTCTGTTTTAAGTTTTAACTTCTTCATAGCAACCACAATACTTGATGCATAAATGAAGCCTTGACCGCCTGAAATCTTATCATCAGGATCAAACATGTCTTGGCTAGCATAGGTGTGATTTGTACAAACCATTCCTACATTATAAGTACCAAACATGTTAACACAGTTACGAACAAGTGATGTAAGTGCTTTAGGTTTACGGCCCATATCACCTTTCATTTCACCTGCTTCAAACTGATTTACATCAGTTGGAGTTAATAACATACCTAGACTGTCGACTACAAACATAACTTTAGGTCGTTCTTCAACTGGCATCAATTTATATTCTTTCATGAACTCTGAAATGGTTTTTGCCACGTCATCAATCATAGCCATGTTGAGTTTCAACAGTTTATTTTCACTGGTATCTACTCCTAGGGCCTTTAGCCATTCTTCATCGAGAGCATTTTCGCTGTCAACTAGGATAACATAAATGCCTTGCTCTTGTGCGTTCTTAATAATGTTACCAGAACAAATATAACTTTTGCCTGCACCACTTTCTCCCGCAAAGACTGTAACTTTGCCAAGGGGAACTCCCTTAAGGAAGTCCCCAGAGATCAAATAGTTAAGAGCATAGTTACCGGTACTGATCCAATCTGTTGGATCATTAAATCCAATACCTAAACCGTCAATAGATTTAGTGATGGATTTCCGAAATTTAGAGATATCAAATGCTTTTCCCATTATGATCCCCTAGATTAAGTTGTCTGACGTGCTTTAATCTTTGCCAAGATGTCTTGTGCTCGTGAACTAGCTTCTGAACCGCCAGTAGCTGCCGGTGCTGACACCTTAGGAGTATCAGTTTCGAAAGGAGCTTCGTCTTCTTGTGCTGCCTTTGCTGGTGCAGGTACTGCTTTAGCTGGTGCAGATGATCCACTACCAGTTGCTTGACCACTTCCGCCCATGCCGGCTGGTTTGAAATATTGACCCCAACGTTCCATGTCAAATGCTTCACCGTCAACTGACGCTTCAAACATTTCTTTCATGACTTTGAGTTCAACTTCGCCTGGTTTCTTAGGCAAAAAGTCCTTTAAATTAAAGGGACCGTATTGCTTAACGGCTGCATTTTCTTCTTCAGTAAGAGCACGTTCACGACGAGCCCAGTTACTAGTAGAATAGTCTGCATAACCACCTTTACTAGTTTTTACAATACGGAAATCAACGCCACGTAGATAGTCTGTTGGCAATTCTTCCATGTCTGGATCCATCAATGCAGCCTTGATAATGTTGAAAATCTGGCTACCGATGATAAATCTACGGATTGGATTTTCTGGCTGTTTCCCATCTTCTTTGTATTGGCTATCAACTACAAAGCCTTGGAACAAGAAGCTCTTTTTCTTCCAGTACTTACGACCCATGTCCTCAAGACTTGGATCTTTGAACCAAGGACGAACCTCAGTTAAGATCGGGCAAGTCTCGCCCCACATTTCCATACAAGGAACTTGTACAGTAACTGGTTTTGAGTTCGTTTCACCTTTAACACCGGCGAATGGCAATTTAATCATTGCACGTTCAATCCAGAAAAAAGTGTTGTTTGGATCAGCATCGGGCAAGAAACGAACCGTTGCGGTCTGTCCTTCTGCGATGTTCCAATGGGGGTAAATTGCGTTGTCTCCACCTGTCGAGCCACCGGTGTTTTGTTGAGATGATGCTTGAAGTTTTGCTCTGATTTCTGCTAAAGTTGCCATAATGTTTCTCCTTGATAATATGCCTTTAGTTGCCTCTTCTTTCTAGCCAACTGACTAAAAAGAAAAACTGTGCATAGCGTTAACTATACACAGTTTTATTTATCCTGTCAACAGGAGAACAAAATATTTTTGCCGAATTATTTTTCTTGGTAATATTTCCGGAATTTTTCCTTGTATTCTGCTTCTTGATGCGGGCCGTCAAATATTTTGTATTCATTAGGCCATGCTAGTGAACAAGCGTGTGTACCGGTATATGATAAATTTTTATATTGCTTAAGAAGCTCAACATTGTGTTTAAATTCTTGTCCGCTGGTTTTAATAGACAGTATATCTGCATCAAAATAATCAGGATTTATCCACCAATCTTCAAATATTTGAGTTTTACCAGGATAATATCCCAACACAGGTGGAATTACCACATCTTCGAATAAGCGTACCATACCTAGACCTTCTAATGTTGCCCGTGACGCTGATCTTAGATATTCGTCTTTGAAAGATTCGTGTTCAAAGGTCATTGCTTTAAATTTTACACCGCCTAGAATTATTCTATCTAGTGCCTGCATACTGGCGCCGTCAATGTCAAGAGAAATATAATCAATAACAGTGTTGTGAGGGACATTGTTGGTTAAAAACACTGCAAATTCTGCAGATGTAGCATCCATTTGATGAAATTTTGTTTGACGTTTTGAACTCCATTGATCTCTAT